GTCGTGGCTGGTGAGCGTGAACTCGGTCTCCAGCTTCTCGGTGCCCAGAACGATTGTCCGTGGGGTGTCCATGCCGCCGCCGCGGAACTCTTCCGTCTTCGCCTCCAGCACCGGCAGCTTCAGGGTCTCGCAGGTGCCCCACTTGCCGAAGCCGTCGACGAAGATGGTAAAATCACCGAGGACGTTAGTGACCATAGCGGCTTGCTCCTATCGTTTGCGTTTGGCACCCCAGTGCGCTCCTTCAGCGCGCTGTAAGGCCGACCGGCCGCCGCGCCTTAGGCGCGGACCGCGGCGCGGATGCGCCGCGAAAACTCACTAACTCGCGAGGCTCAGGATCACCTGATCGATCAGGTCCTGGTAATAGCCCGGCTCGCGGTGCGCCCGGCCCGTGATATGCTCGGCCGGCGCGACCGGCTCGAAGTCGAAGCTGAATGTCACCTTGCCCTGGACCAGCATGTCCGGCGTGTTGAAGTTCGGGTCGATCCAGGCCTCGCCGCCGACGATCGCGCCTTGAGCCTTCAGCCGGCGCAGATAGGCGTTCACCTGTTCTGCGAGCGCTTCGTAAAGCTCCGTCGAAATGGGTTTATCGACAGCCCACAGCATGGCGCGTTCCATGCTCTCGTAGATCATGTCGCGCACCCGGCCCACCGACCAGAACGCCCAGAGCGGGTCGGCGGAGCAGCCACGGTTGCCCCACAGCCGGTAGCCCTGGCGGTGGATGATCGTTGCCACCTGGTTCGCGTTTAGATAGGCGGCCTCGGAGTTCGGGTCGCTGAGATTAAAGTCCACCGGGCGCGATGTGCCGGTGACGCCCTGCAGGACGTGGTTCGAGGGCGAGACCCAGAAGCCTTCGGTGTTGTCGATCAGCGCCTGCAGCCCGGCGACGCGCGCCGAGGGTGGCTGGGCGACATGCGCCTCAAGCTGCGTGTCGAAGAACAGCGGCTGGTTGTCGACCACAAGGATGCGTTCCGAGCCCCAGTCGTTCCGGTAGGTCACGCTGTCCTCGGCGACGATGCCGGCATCGGTGATGATCACCGAGCGCAGCCGTGCGGCGATGCCGAGCAGCTCGGCGGCGACCGGGTTGGCCGCGTCACCCACGGTGACTTCCGCCGTTGCGCCCGCGCCGCCGCCGGGGTCGTTGATCGTGACGGTGGTGCTGGCCTGTGTGTAGTTGAGGCCGGGGTTAGTGACGGTGATGCCGGTGATCGCGCCGGCAGTAATCTGCGGGACCGCCTTGGCGCCGACGCCGTCGGCGGTGTCGTTGATCGTGACCGTAGTCTGGTCGGTGTAGCCGGTGCCGCCGTTTGTGACGTTGATCTGGGTGATGCCGTCCGACATGCGCTGGGAGGTGTAGCCCGGCGCGATCAGAATGCGCGGGGTGACCTTCAGCTCCGGCTCAGCCTTGTAGAAGGCGTGCACGCCACTGCGCGCGGCATAATCGCCGACGATATTGGCGAGCGTCCCGTTCAGGTCCGCGCCTTCTTCCACGCGCACCACCACAATCCAGGCCCCGATATGGTCGTAGATCGCGTCCACCGCGTCTTTCAGCGTGCCCGCATCGCCCAGCTCTGCCGTCTGGTAGCGGTTGCCGAGCAGCAGCACCGGCTCGTTCACCGGATATTTGGTGTCGTCAGCGTCGGGCGCGGTGCCGATCAGGCCGATGACGGAGGATTTCACTGTCTCGATCGGCCGCCACTTGGTGTCGATCTGGACGATCTCGACGCCGTGGAAAAACTGTTCAGGCATGGTGCGGTAGTCCCTTTTTCTGGGGCGCGGCTTTACGCGGGACTATCGCGCGCGAGAGGTGCGCGGGCTAACGTGGACGGCTGTCGCCGTGGCGCGCTGGTTTCCTACGGCCAGTGCGCGTCTGCGTCGTAATCCGCCGGGATCGGGTCCGTGTCCTTGAGCGTCCACGCCGCCTTGTAGTGCGCATCCACATGCGCAAAGGCCAGCATGCCCGCCTCGATCATCTCCGCTGGCGTGAGCGACTGGTCCTCATTGCCGGCGTCGCGGAACGTGATCGCGGTCGTATCGCCCTGGGCCTGACGCACCTGCGCGAGCGTCACCAGCGCCTGAATGTTCTGAATATCGCCAGGGCGCGTTTGCATCGTGAAGCTCTTGCCGGTGGACAGGTTCACGGGGCACCCCAGCGCGATGCGCCGGTCGCGCTCGGCGCCTACCTCCTGCCGCGACACGGCCTCCGGATTGTGGCTCGGCATCCCCGGCACGGGCGCATCCGGGAAATCCCCTGCCGCAAAGCCGAATCTGGCCACGGCGCTCCCATCCGTCACGAGGACCCACGCGCCGCCCTGCCACTCCCATTTGTGGATCGTGCCGGCCAGCCGCTGCATGAAAGCGGCGTGCTCCGGCGCGCCCTCAAGCGCGTCGAGATCGGCGCGCGAATTGATGATCGCCATATCGTGTCTCCAGCGTTCGCATCAGGTTTTCGACATCGGCCCAGCGGGCATGACCTATCCATGCCGAGAGGAACCGCTCAAGCGCGACGGCGTCGCCGCGCCGGGTCAGCGCGCGGATCTTGCGCTTCGCCCGCTGCACCGAGTGCTTGCGGAGCAGCTTGTGGCGTGGCCATATCCGGTAGCCGAGGAAGTTCACGCCGCGGCTGATCGGGGCGACCTGCCACTTGCTGAACACCATGCCCATCTCCTCGCGGGCGAAGGCCGCCATCCGGTCCTTGGCTGCGCGCAAGAAGGCGGGGTCGTTGCCGAGCAGAACGATGTCGTCCATGTAGCGCGCCCAAGCCAGCGGCTTGATCTCATGGTGGACGAAGTGGTCAATCCGGCTGCCATACACATTGGCGTCGAGCTGCGAGGTCAGGCTGCCAATCGGCACGCCCGTGCCCTGCGTGGGCGTAATGCGCGCCTTCAGGTCGAGCGTGCGCGCGCATTTGATCTTGCCCGCATAGATCCCGTGCAGCCGCACCAGATCGATGCTGGGAAAGTATTTGCTGAAATCGGTCTTCAGGACGTGCGTCGCGCCTGTGCGGCGCAGCGCCGACTGCACATGCTTCACACCGGCATGGGTGCCCCTTCCCGGCCGGCAGGCGAATGTGTAGGGCAGGAAAGCGCGCTCGAAGATCGGCTCCAGGATGTTGTTGAGCGCGTGCTGCACGACGCGGTCCTTGAACGGCAGGCCGCTGATCAGCCGGGTCTTCGGGTCATGGATGTAGAACTGGCGAAACGGCGCCATCTCGTATTCGCCCGCGTCCACCTGCTCGCGCAGCCGCTCCAGGTTGAGCGCGGCATATTCCTTGAAGTCGAGATAGCTCAGCGAGCTGCGCTTGCCCCGGCGGGTCTTCTCGTAGGCGATCCTGAAGTTCCGCTCGGAGACGAGCTCGTCGAACAGCCGCTTGTACTTGCGCCCCATGGCAAATGCCGGCCGCGTGTTTCGCCGCTGGCTACTCCACGCTCTGCCGGACCCCGAAATGTGTTCGCCGAAGCGGGACAGCCGAGCTGACCACCTGTGATGTGATCGGCCCGCATGTCCGTGGAGCATGCGGAGCGGGAATTCGGTCGTCACAGACGCCGCGCGACCCGATGTTCGAGTTCGAGTTGGACGGCGCGTTGTTCCAGTTCGAACAGCGCGAGCCGGCATTCGTGCCGTTGTTCCAGTTCCCGCCCAGGAGCACGGCGCTACCATAACCTCGGCTACCCCTTTGCCCTGGATTTCTTGATCCAGGACCCCAGAAGATTGCCGACCTCGGCAATCATAGACAAGGCCGTGCGATGCTGCTTTGGCGTGATGTGCTTGATGTTGTGATCAAAGAACCGCAGCCATGCGCGCAGCATCGCCAGGTTCGCATCCGCCAGATACAGCTTCGACACTTGGCCTGATTTTCCGCCCTGATAGAACAGGTCGAGCTGCGCGAACAGATGATACAGAAAACGGTCCCGCGCAATGCCGTGTTTTCTTGGTGTGCGCTGGATGATCGGATAGAGATAAGCGATGACCCGCTCGTACTTCTCGACAATCACCATCTGATCCGCGCTGCGATATTTGTCCCGCTCCATCATAACGCTCCGGGCCTTCCGGCCCTCCGCTAGTCAAGTCTCAGGTGGTCACAGACGCCGCGCGACCCGATGCTCGAGGCCGAGTGGGACGGCGCGTCGTTCCAGTACGAACAGCGCGAGCCGGCATCCGTGCCGCGGACCCAGGACCCGCCCAGGAGCACGGCGCTGGGCTGGTAGAAGCTCTCCCCGCGGTCTTCGGTGTTGTCCAACCAGCCCGTCTTATCGCCCTCCCCGCCGTGCTGATTACCCCAGACCCACATATTGCCCGTGGCCTGCATCACGCCCCATTTCGAGGTGCGCGCGGCATCCAGCCCGGTGCTGCCGGGATCAGACCCGGCGTCGGTTTCCTCGGTCACGCCGTAGGCCAGCGCCATGAATTCGGCTTGCGTCGGCTGGCGCTTGCCGTGGCTCGCCAGCAGCTCGGCGGCCTCGTACCAGGTGTAGGAGCCATAGGTCGTTGAGCCGTTCCCGCCAAAAGCATCCGGCACCTTGGGCGGGCTGGAGCCGTCTGCGATGGTGACGTTATAGGCCGATGTGCCACCCGTGTGATGGTCGACGCCGGTAAGGTAGATATCGGCCCAGAAGCCGCCCGCGATGCAGGCCATCCCGCGCGGGTCTTCGCAAGCGGGCCGCCATTTCAAATCCCAGAATGAGTATTCGTTGATCTGCGCCGTGCTGTCCCCGCCGGATTGCGCTGCGGCGTTCCCCCCCGGGGCGTAGTGGAAGCCGCCCACCTTGCGCGCGCCGCTCACGGGCGGGGTTGAGAAGCTCGCATCGGCCTGTAGCGCCCCCGCTGGCGTCGCCCAGATCGCATAGTCCGTGCCGACATTCAGCGTCGGCATCGAGATCGACGCGCCCGAGGCGATGGTAATGACCGAACCGTCCACCTCAAGCGTCAGCTCGGTCTGGCTTTCCGCCGTCCCGTTGCCGGTTTTTGTCCAGGCGGGCGCGTCGCTGTCGGCCTTGTGGAACAGGCCCTCGGCGCTCCCGGTATTGTCGAGGGCGTCCTGGAGAC